GCAATAAATTTCTTATAATATAAAAAAATCCTATGATACGTTATGGTTATTGTTGTATCAATCAACAACTATCGTCCCAAGGTATTCGTACCGGACGTGCAATGATTGACCGCAAATTCAAGCTCGGCGGTTTACAGCTTGCATCTGATATTGCTTTGGCAAACGCCAAGGACTTATTGACTATTCTGCAATGGAATGAATCGCAGGGTATTCGACTATTTCGTGTCGGTAGCGAATTATTTCCGCGCTGGAATCATTACCGATTAGAAGATTTGCCAGGTATTGATGAGATTGCACGACATCTACGTGCAGCAGGCGATTATGCTTTAGCACATGGCCATCGCATTACAACGCATCCTGGTCCATTTCATATCTTAGGTAGTCCCGATGCCGTAGTTGTTGACAATTCTATTATTGGTCTCGAACGACACGCTGAGCTTTTTGATCTTATGGGTTTTGCACCTAGTTTTGAGAATCTTATCAATATTCATATTGGTGCTACATATGGTGACAAGCCTGGTACTGTCGATCGTTGGTTACGTAACTATGATCGTTTATCAGACGGCGTTAAGGCTCGTTTAGTTATTGAGAATGATGACAAGGCATCTATGTATTCAGTTCGCGAATTGTACAATACATTGTATGCATCTGCAGGTATTCCGGTTACATTTGACTATTGGCATCATACTTTCAATACTGGTGACTTATCCGAAGAAGAAGCATTCTTCATGGCACGCGAAACATGGGAGCATCATGGTGTTACTCAATGCACTCATTACAGTGAGTCTCGTCGCCGCGAGCAGCAACTTCTTATTGAGCGTATGTTTGATCATCATGGCATTTCTTTAGAAGATTTACCTAAATGGCCTACCTTCCATAAGGCATACAAAGAGTTTACCAAAATTAAGGAACAAGCTCATGCCGATTATATTACAACTACTCCGAATACATATGGTGTAGCAGATTTAGACATCGAAGTTGAAGCTAAGGCTAAAGAATTGTCGTGGATCAATTTAAATTTAGAATATTGTCAAAATACAGCATTAATTTTAGAATAATATATTTATTATAAATAATAATTTAATAAAGGGTTATAATTATGGCGTATTACAAATACAAAAACAAAGTTACAGATGATTTAGAAGATGCATATGAAATCATCAAGATGGTCGGTCGGGCATTAACTGAAAATAAATCTGATAAACAATCTACTTTAGATAATTTAGCACGTGCAATGAAAAAGATCGAATCAGCACGTTATTACGTAGACCGCGAATAAAAATCAAAAAATATGAAATCAAAATCAACGCCACCCCCAAAAGGGTTTAAAAGATTACAGTGCAAATATTGTGATAATGTATGTGAACGGGTTGATGAAAAGGCAACTGCAGTTACGTGTTGGCAATGCACTTCGAAATTGGTAAATGGTCAACATTTGGAAATACGTAAATAATTTCTTATATTAAATTTATGTTAGAAGCAGAAAAAATTAAATCAAATTGGGAAGCATATCGCAAAGCGGTAAATGATTACTTCCCAACGCGTAAAGATCAACTCAACCGAATGTATGATGATTTTGAAGATCGTATGGTAATGATGCCGGCATCATCAATAGCACACTTTCATAATGCATTTGCGGGAGGATATGTAGATCACGTACTTCGTGTTATTGCGTGCACTGAAAAACTTTATGAATCTTGGTCTGAGATGGGTGCTGATATGTCTGGTTATACTATTGAAGAACTTCGTTTTGCGGCAATGCATCATGATTTAGGTAAAGTAGGTTTTCCGGGGGATGGTAATGAAGTTTACCAAGTAGAAACATCTGATTGGCATCGCAAGAATCAAAACAAGATGTATAAACACAATGAAAATATTCCGTTTACGATGGTACCAGATCTTTCAGTTTGGTTGCTTCAACAATATGATGTTAAAATGTCTTGGACAGAATATCAAGCAATCAAAATACATGATGGAATGTATGATGATGCAAATAAACCGTATTTCGTTGCTCGTTCAGCTCAGGCTAAATTGAAAACAAATTTGCCAATTATTTTGCATCATGGTGATCATATGGCAGCCCAAATTGAATTCGAACGCTGGAGAAACAATAAAAATGCATCTCCTAATCCAGTATCTGAAAAAAGTAAAATACAAAAAAGTAATGGATTGAAAAATCTAGCTGAAAATAATCCAGATGTCGAAAATTCACTTATGGATATTTTTAAAGCATTTAATCAGGAATAATATGGCTTTAATATTAATTAGTATAGTATCAATTGGTATTATAGGTTATTTAGCATATAGAATTTGGTATCTTGCAGGTACATTAGCAGAGGCACAAGAATATATTGAAGAATTAGAATCTACTAATCAATATATGTTTGATAGAATTTCTAAATCGTATACTGCAATGAATCAAATCGACCGATTAGGTGCATTTGAAAAAGATGATGAAGCAGGAACAACGTTTGCATTATTAAAACAAGTAGTAGACGAATTAAAAGAAGAATTTGATGGCAGCGAAGAGGAAGAAAAAAAGTAACGTTTACTTTACTAAAATAACAGATTTTGCAATTTCGGCATATAATCAAACTGCAAGTGATTCGGCATTACGCGAAAAAATCTATAGAAGATTTATATATCCTGCATTCATGAAAATGGCAGAAAATTTAATCAACAAAGTAAAGCCTACGTATATTGATTCTTCATTTGTAGATTTACAAACCGATTTAGTTACTTATTTAACGGAACGTTTAAATAAATTCAATCCAGCTGCTGGTAAAGCATATTCATATTATACTAGAACATCATTTAATTATTTAATTGCAGAAAATCAAAAAGCATATTCTAAATTGAAAGCTGATACGTTGGAATTAGATATCGACGAACAAAGAAATATCATAACCGAAATTCATAATGATGAAATGCAAGAAACGTTGCGTTACTTTATGGATGCATATATTGATTATTGTTATGATAATTTAAATTATATTTTTAATAATTCCGTTGACATCCATGTAGCTGATTCAGTTTTACATATTTTTGAGAGTCGAGAAAACATTGAAGATTTTAATAAAAAGGCATTGTACATTTTTATACGAGAACGTACGGGTTTAGAAACTAGTAATATTACACGTGTTGTTAAAGTATTAAAACAAATATACGTAGATAAATTTTTAGAGTACGAACAATCTGACTTCGTAAAATTGCCTTTTTGATATTTATATTAAAGGATTTTACTTATGGACAAGAATGATGAACTATTCAAAGGCACTACCTTTGCCGACTTGATGTCCGATGTCTATCATAATTCTAAAAAAAAAGATAGACAAATAAATCAACTAATTGCACAATTACAACCATTAATTCGTAATGCATCTGATGCAACTGTTATTGTGCCACTTATTAAAGAATATTTAGACGTTGCTGTTAAAAATGATGATCATTTAGTAAAATTAACAGCTATTGTGCAACGTTATATTTCAACCAAACAAACTATTTCTGGTGCCGACAGTTTATTAAGCGATGAAGAAAAAGAACAACTTTTAAAAGCTGCCGAGCAAACGTTATCTGCAGAATTATCAGATGAAATAGATAGTTTCGATAATGAGGATATTGTTTTAAAACAAAAGATCCATGATGCGAAACAAAAAATTGAAAAAGGTATGAATGATTGAACAAAGTCTTATTAATTTTTATTTTGGAGAAGTTATTGAATCTACTGACACTTATATAAAAAAGTCAGGTGAAAAAGATTCAAACATGTTATTCACAATCGATGTGATGATAAAACAAAATAATAATACCAAGATTTTAGAACGAGTTAAACCTATTTCATCTAACATAAAACAAATTCCAATAAAAGGTGAATCTGTATTAGTTTTTCAAGGATATGATCAAACTTCAAATTGGGTTAGGCGACGTTTACAATGGTATTATTTCCCAACTACGGGAATACAATCTAGAATCAATTCTAATGTAGTACCCGTTAATACAGAAAATTTTAAACCAGATCCAAATTTTGTTGAACGTGCTACTCCTATACTTCAACCAT